TACTCGTTGAGTACATCAAAAGGATGGAAATATTTCTCACCATCTCCATTCCAGTTTTCAAAAGAGATACCTTGTTTAATTGTACCTTTTGTTTCTCTTAATAATTCTTCTATATCTACATCTAACATTCGTAGAAAAGAAGTTAAATGTGGTGTTGAACCTTCACCTGCACCTATTATACCAATGGTTTTACTTTCCATTAATGTGATATGGTGTTGTGGAAAAGTTTTAGTAAGATATAAAGCAGTCAACCAACCGGCAGTACCACCACCCATTACCAATATTTTATTCGCCGTTGTATCCATTATCTCCAAACTTATAGTTAGGTCCTGAATAATCTAAATCAAAACTAATTGTAATTCTTTCTTTATCTGAACCATGTGGTGTTGTACCATGGTCTAAAAAAGAAGGAAAGAAATATATGTCGCCTTCTTTCACATCAAAAAATCTCATATTACCTTTATCTAAAAATTTTGTTGTCCAAGAATTAGATGATGGTCTTGGGTCTCTAAAATATATTTGACCTGAATTTTCAGGTACTTGTAAATAATATGCACCACTTATAGTATGTTCATTATGAGTATGTAATAAATGATATTCGCCACGCTTCAGTACATTTGCCCACATGTTTGCCACATTTACATCTTGTACCTTTTTGCCAAATGTGGCATAAGACATTTCTTTTAATATTTCTGCAACAGTATGAAATATCTTATGTGTATGTAAATTAGTTTTAGTTGTATATGCACCATCAGGACTTTGTGTATCGTCCCACAATTCGTCTTGTTTTGATTTGATATACTTTACCCATTCTGGTCTAATAGGCACATTTAGATTAAATAAAGGTGTCGTCCATAATTTAGTATCATTGATATAAGTATTAATATAACTATTTGCCATTTCCCTTGTCTTTAATAAGTTTCTGTAATTCTGCTGTAGAACCTACAAACAAATTATTTTCAACCTTATTAGGACCTTTCACTACCTCATCATTAAGTTTCTTCATCTTTTCTTGTAGAATTAAAAGTTTTTCAGTCACCTCACCTACATTTTTAATTAGATTGCCTGCAACCTCATATGCTCGTGGGTGGTCTGTTTCTTTAGCAAGATTAACAATACCATCAATGGCGTCTTGTCCTCTTTCTACAAGATTATATAGGTTTTCCCTACTGTACTTATAATCACTATCTATATCTTCTTTTTCTTTTGGTCTAGGTATAACTGGTTTACTTGGGACAGTTTCTAAACTTTCAGATATATCAAGTATCTCGTTTAACTTGTCTTCTACTTTTTTCATAATCTATCATTGTTTATCAGTACCAGTATCCGGATCGTAGTCGTCAGCGTCTTGGAAAAAAGAAGTTGTTTCTGTAAATCCAAAATCATCATCCGCCGTGGCAGTAGTTGGGTTTGGTTTAACAACATATCTTTGTTCTCTTTTTGCTGTAGTTGTATTTGTGTCTGTGTATTGGTCAACCTGAACTTGTTTAATAACACCTGTACTTGTTACAGGTCCATATAAATACATTTTTGCTGTAAAGGACATAGTGTACATTAACACTCGTCTTTCAGTAAATGCACCATCATAACTATCTTCGTATGATACATCATTTAATACAATAGGAACATCACGGACAATGCCTAGATTAGGCATAACATTTAATGCTACTGTATAGTCAGGTTGAAACATAGGTAGTATTTGCTCAACGATTTGTAAA